TTCGCGCTAAGAAAAAAGCGGAGAGCGCAGAACGTCTAAAAGAAAGCAAACGCCGCTGGAACCGTGAGCACAAAGACCAACGCTCGGCTCGCACGAAGGAACGCTACGCAAATGATCCAGAATTTCGTGAACGCACACTTGAACTTGCGCGAGCGAGACGTGCAAAAAACAAACCTGAACTCACAGACGAGCAAAAAGCTACTCGCTTGCGGCAACGTCGTGAAGCACAAGTTAAAGCTGTCAGAGCGTCCGCTGCAAAGGCCGCACAGCGTCGTGCGGAAATGGGCGAGCAAACCGCGCCGAAGCGTCCTGCACCCAAGCCCGATGTTTTGACTGAGGCGCAAAAGGCTGCGCCCAAGTGGAAAATCAAAAAGCCCGGAAGGCTGATAGCCCTCTGCGGCTGGAATGGGTGGTAATGGCTGACAGGCGCACGGCACACGGTTAGCACCCCTTGCTAGGGTGTATCAAATGGCCCTAACATTTTATCCCCAGCGAGTGACTTTTCGATTGCAATGGGCCAAAGGTGATGGCACTATCCAATGGCAAAAGGGGCGCACGCCCATCAATCGGCGCCTAGCGCCTTTTAAGGAACCAGTCTTATGTCAAAACGCGATCTTAAACTCCCGCACGGCGTCAACGTCTCCGTCGATCAGCCCTACGCTGAAGGCCACGTCCTGTCGGCCCTTGAAGCCGAGAAGCTGAACCACGTTCTTGCGGACAACATTCGCACCTCGATCATTGCCAAGCTGAAGCGCCTTGCCGAGGCGGGTGACATCGACGCCGCTGCCGCGTCTGCCGAGTTCCAGTCCTACGCTGATGCTTACGAGTTTGCTGTTCGCACTCCGAAGGCTTCTGCCGATCCCATCGCCAAAGAGGCGAACAAGATTGCCAAGGAGCAGGTTTTCGCTGCTATCCGCCGCAAGGGTGGCAACCCGAGCGACTATTCTGCCGAGCAGATTGCGGAGTATGTCGGCAAGGTTCTGCAGCACAAGCCGGAAATCCGCGACGAGGCTGCTCGTCGTATCGAGTCCAGCCGCAAGATGGCGGGCGATCTTCTGTCCGACCTGTTCGACGAAGCGGCCTAAAGGCACACCAATCAAGCAGCGCGAGTTATCCTTTCTCCGCGCTGCTTGCTAGGCGGGGTTTTCGTTTCCTCCCTTCCCTGCCGTCCGTCAGCCAGACGATGGACTTTTCGAAACTACTGGCGAGCGGGGGGTCTGCCCCCGCTTTCTTTTTGCAGAAGGATCGCTACGCGATGAGCAAGGAAGCAGAGTTGCTATACGAAGCATACCATTCCGAGTTTGGAATTGAAGTAGAGCTTCTGGGCAACTACCAAGTGTCCTTGCAGCGCCTTTACACCGCGAAACGCAAAGACCCTGATCTCGACATCTTACAAATCTCCCGTTCCCCGACCTCACCCACACATATCTGGATCGTCAAAACCGACAAGCCGCAAGTCACTTCCCAGCCCCCACAGGGCGAGGCCCTTAAACAAAACCCCACAGGTGACGGCCCACTTTACAATTTGGCCGACCTTTTAGGAGACGATTAAAATGGCGGCGCGCCTCGATGACGAAACCACGAAAATCCATTTCCACATTTACACGAAGGATCTCGAAAAAATCGACGCGCTGTTCTGCCGCCCCGGCATTCGCACAGTCGGTAGGTCAAAAGCCCTTCGCCTAATCATCCACGCTTACATTCAGCACCTGGAGCGAAAGTCAAATGCAAAACCAGTCCCCTTCGACCCCTCAATCACAGCCCTCGTCGGAGAAGGCAACAACTGACGGCGCGGACCTTTTGGCAGAGGCTTCACCAGCGAGCCTTGAAGAACTGATGAACCGCGCCCCGCAGATCACAGACGCCGAGGCCGACCGGATCATCGAGTATTTGAGAGCACAACGCGAAAAGTTCGCAACGCAAGAGGCGACGCCGAAAGTCAAAAAGACTCCGAAACAAAAAGGCCCGATCCTTTCTGCAGACGATCTTCTCAAAGACATTGATCTGAACTTTTAAGGTGCCTCATGCTGACCAAAGACGAATTAGAAGCACTCGTGCAGGACATTCGCCAACAGTCATCAACATGGCTTGGCGATGAGGCTTGTGAAAAGATCGAGCGGTTGATCGCACACACCATGTTTCTGCGCGGCTGTCACGACAACATTCAAGCCATGCTGATGAACGGCTATCGCATGGTTCAAGTTGGCGCAGACACTCGCAACAAGTAACAGGACAGGGATTCCCCATGTCAGAAGTCGTAAACAATTCACTTTCCCTTATCTCGCCCCGCTTCCAGTTTGCGTGGGACTCGACATCAATCGGTGCGTTTAAGACGTGCCCGCGTTACTACCAGCTTTCTATCCTTGAAGGGTGGCAGCCGCGTGAAACATCCGTGCACTTAATTTTCGGTCTGCATTTTCACTCCGCGCTCGAGCGTTACGATCATCTGCGTTTCGGCGGCATGGATTATGACCAAGCTGTGCGTGAAGTGGTTAAATATGTGTTGACAATTACCTGGGACGAGAAAAAAAATCGTCCGTGGTTTTCAGATGATCCGAACAAAAACCGCATGACGCTTTTGCGCTCGGTCGTTTGGTATTTGGATCAGTTCAAAGATGACCCGATTGAAACGGTGAGACTGGCGAATGGCAAGCCTGCGGTCGAACTCTCGTTCCGTTTCGACAGCGGTTATCAATCGCGCAACGGGGAGACGATTTTGCTCTGCGGGCATCTTGACCGTTTGGCGAGCCTTAATGGCAAAGCGTTCGTGCTCGACCGCAAAACGACCAAAAGCACGATCAACCAGTCGTTCTTCGACAAGTTCACACCTGACAACCAGATGTCGCTTTACGCCATCGCAGGGAAAATTGTGTATAATGTCCAGATCGAAGGGATCATTGTGGATGGCGCGCAGATCGCGCAGACATTCACGCGCTTTTTGCGAGGCGTCGTGCCGCGCACGGAGTCTGGCCTTGAGGAATGGTATTTCGACCTCGGCCAATACATCGCCACGGCAGAACTTTATGCCGCCCAGAACTATTGGCCCATGAACGACAAATCCTGCGGCATGTATGGCGGCTGCCCGTTCCGCAAAATCTGTGGGCTTCCTCCAAGCGTTCGACATGAGTGGCTTCGTGCTGACTTTACAAAACGCATCTGGGACCCGCTGCAAGTTCGTGGAGACATCTGATGAAAACCGCGTACCAATACATGCTTGCGCTTCCCAAAGAGGAAATGACTGGCAACGTCAAAGCAATGGTGGACATCATCCTGCTCGACGCTGAACGTGAAATCGAAGAAGCCGCGATAGAAGCAGCGTTAGATGATGAGGCTGAGGAATGAGCGTCCACATCGTCAAACATTCTGACGACGGCTTCATCGTCACAGTTTTTGATCGCAAAACCCAGAACTGGATCGCAGTCGCCACAACGCCAAACGAAAATCTCGCAAAACAAATCGAAAAGGTTTTATCAAATGCCATCCCTTAAAGACCATCACTCTGCAGACACTACCAAACTTTTGTTTGTTGGTGACAGCGGTTCCGGCAAGACCGGGGCTCTCGCCAGCCTTGCAGCAGCCGGTTACAAAGTTCGCATCCTCGACCTCGACAACGGCGTGGACGTGCTGCGCGATTTGCTCACGTCAAGCAAATACCCGAAAGACGCAGTTGCGAACGTGGACTACGTGACGATCACGGAGCCTATGAAAAACGTGGGCGGCAAACTGATCCCCGCGAAGGCGTCTGTCTGGCAGCGCACCGCTGGCATGTTGGGTGAATGGAAAGATGGCGACACGAACCTCGGCCCCATCACCACATGGGACAGCAAAACAGTCCTTGTGATTGATAGCCTGACAATGCTTTCGGACGCAGCGCTTTCCTACATCCTCGCCATGAACGGCCGCCTCGGCCAGCACCCGCATCAGTCCGATTGGGGCCTCGCACAAGTCCTCGTCGAGAATTTGCTGCGTATGCTCTACGACGAGTCCGTGAAATGCAACGTGATTATAAATTGCCACATCAAACCGATGGGAGACGATAGTGGGCCGGAGCGTTACTACCCTAACACTTTGGGAAAAGCTCTCCCTCCGAAAGTCGGGCGATATTTCAACACCGTTTTGCTGGCCCAAAGTTCCGGTCGCGGCACTTCGCTCAAGCGCCAGATTTTCACGACCTCGCAAGGCACGATTGAGTGCAAAAACACCGCGCCTTCCAAAGTTCAACCGTCTTATCCGCTCGAGTCTGGTCTAGCCGACTATTTCGCAGCGGTCCGAAATTGACGCAAATGCGTCAATGCCTGCCCCTCACGGGGCATATCACTATGGAGTAAACCATGTCTGTTAATTTCAAAGAACTGCTCTCAACCAAACTCGATGATGTCAAGGCTCCTCTCGCTCTCCCGGAAGGCACTTATCACGGCACCATCGCTTCTTTCGAATACGGAGACAACAACAAGAACAAAACCCCTTACGTGCGTTTTGGTTTGAAGTTCCATTCGGCCAGCGATGACGTTGACCCGAAGGACCTCGCGGACATCGACCTGTCGAGCCGCAAGCTGTCCACGGACTTTTACCTCACGCCGGACGCTCGCTTTCGCTTGAAGGATTTTCTCGTCAGCCTCGGACTCCAGACCGAAGGTTCTTCTTTTGACGAGTTGATCCCGGAGGCCGTTGGTCAGAGCGTTCTCGCGTATGTCACGCAGCGTTTTAACCCGGAGCGCCCGGATGATCCGCCGCGTAACAACATCAAGAGCGTGAAGGGCGAGGCGTAATCGCAACAGGCCCTTGGCCTAATAACGGGGGAGGCAGGAGCCTTTTGCCTCCCCCACCCACCTGTCAGGAATTTGAAAATGGAAATCGCCCTCAAAGACATTTGGATCGACCGCGCAAATCGCCAGCGCAAGGAAATCGTTGTTGACGATCTGCTGGAAAGCATTCCGCGCAATGGTGTGCTGGTCCCGATTATTGTTTTGCCGGAGGAAGGCCCTGCGGGTCAGCCTTACAAACTTGTGGCGGGTGAACGACGCTACACCGCCAGCACAAAACTAAACCGCGCCACGATCCCCGCCCATTTGCTGACAGAACTTTCCCCCATCGAGCAGCGGGTTGTGGAATTTGAAGAAAATTTGCGCCGTAAAGATTTGGGTTGGCAGGACCAGTGCCTTGCGATGGCTGGATTGCATGAAGTGCTGGGCCAGCAGAATGGTCCCGAATGGAATTACACAAAGACCGCCGAAAACCTGGGGTATTCCCCGGCGTGGGTGCAGCGGTGCTGCCGGGTCGCCAAGGAACTTTACCGGGACAACGTGCGCCAGATGGAGTCTGCGACAAGGGCGTATAATTTTATCTCGCGAGAGGACGAACGGGTGGCGGCGGACGCCGTAAGCAATCTATTGTCAACAGCCACAGAGGCGGTCGCTGATAGGCTTTCGGGGCAATCCGGTATAGACCCCCTAGACGACCTATTGAACGCAACCACCGCCCCGGAAAATCAATCCTCCGGCCTATCCCCGGACGCGCCCGCGAAAAGTGCCCGACATGCGCCCCTAATCACGCCCGCCGAGGCTTCAATCCTCCAGCAGTCCTTCCTCGACTGGGCTCCAGCCTATCGCGGCGAACCCTTTAATCTTATCCACTGCGACTTCCCCTACGGCGTGAATGTTTTCGGCGGCGCTTGGTCAGGCAAAAAGTCTTGGAACAACTACGACGACGCAGCAGACGTTTACGAAAAACTAATCCATGCGCTTTGCACAAACCTCGACCGCATCATGGCGCACAGCGGGCACTTGGTCTTTTGGCTATCTGGCGACATCAAAATCCAAGCCAAGACCCTCGAAATGTTTGCCGAGTTGGCCCCGCAGCTTTCGTTCTGCAATTTCCCGTTGATCTGGGTCAAAAGCGACAACGTGGGTATCGTGCCTGATCCCAAGCGCGAGCCCAGAAGAATTTACGAGACGGCCCTGATCGCCTCTCGTGAAGATAGGCTGTTGGTTAAGCCTGTCAGTAATGCGATTGCGTCCCCCACAAACAAGGAGAACCATCCCCATACCAAACCCGAGCCAGTGCTAAAACACTTCCTACAAATGTTCGTGGACAGCAACACTCGTATGCTGGACCCGACATGCGGAGGCGGATCATCCCTTCGCGCAGCCGAAGCCCTTGGTGCCGAGTATGTTCTTGGCCTCGAGATTGACGATGACTACGTGGCGAACGCGAGGCGAGCCCTCAATCACTCTCGTGTTTTACGCAAAGCCTCGTCCATGCAAAAGGAGCAAAAGAATGACACAGGAAAATCTAGCTGAACGCATCAACATTCACGAACTTTATGAAACCATCGCTGACGTGAAACCTGTAGCCAACAAGGAGCCTGCCGTGAACAAAGTCCCGACCCCCGTTACGAATAGCAACCCGCAGCTCACCATCATCGCAGACGCCATGAAACGTGCGGAAAAACTTTTCGCCACGAAGAACGCTGAGTATGGCGACAAGACTGACATTCTTGCGAACTTCCGTCGCCTCGCAGACCAGCAGGGCGTCCCCATGTCAACCGCGTGGTT